AAATCAGCTTTTATTAAATAGATTTTCCCCTAGTGCAAAACAAATGGAACGCGCTCAAGAGTCTTTTGACGCTACCAATTCAGCTTTAAGTGATGCGGCTAATTTTGAGAACTTAGCTGATCAATTGGTCGCCGCAGGAGATAGTGTTACTGGACTTTTTGATGGCACAGTCTTAGCCGCAAAAGATAACGCCACTGGAAATCCTAGAAGTTTACTGAGACTTGGCCTTCAAAATGCAAAAGTCCAAGCGGCTCTTAAAAATGTCGCTCAGACCAAAGGTGCAATTTCTAATAGAGAGATGGAACTATTCTTGTCTCCCCTACCCTCGCTAAAAATACACCAAGAGGGCGTATGGATAGCGTGGCTACGAATGCAAGCCGCTTTAGCGCGGGTAACTTCCGCTAGGCTACAAGATCGAAGCAACCTAAATGCAGATGGATCGTTGATTCAAAGGCGTGATTTGAATGCAGGTGCTACTAATGAAGTTGAGCAACTTTATGCAGAATACGAGAGGCAAGTAGGTTTAGCGGCTAATAAGAATTCTGGAAAGGGATCAGAAACTCAAATATCTAAAGAAGATGAAGATAAAGCAAATGCAGCCTTAAATTACACAGAGAATTAGGAGCGTTTTATGAATGTTGCTGAGTTAAAACAATCAGTTATATCGGCTCATATGTCTGGGGACATGGAAAAAGCATCTAAGTTGAGAGACATCTATAGGCAGTATAAGCATTTAGATGTGTCAGCCCCCCAAGATACAGACAACGCTTTTGAATACGGGATAGACCAAGGCCAGAAAGTAGTCGGAAAGGGTCTTGAGGCAATTGGCCGCGCTACGGGTATACAACAGCTTGAGCAAAAGGGTACTCAGATAGTAGACCAACAAAATATGGACATAGCTGAAGGCGGTTATAGCCCTCAGTACGCAGGATCGCTACGGGATAACTATAACCAAGGTGGTCTGGGACAGGCGGCAATGGCTACTGGCGAGAAATTGGCTGAAATGGCCCCTGTCACTGGGGCGTATGCTCTTGGAACTATTGGCTCTGCCCTCGCCGCTAAAGCGTCTGTACCTTTAGCCTTAGTTTTAGGGGGTGGGACTACAGCACTTGGGGGTGTCATGGGTGCGGGGGAAGCCGCTTTTGAACAAGAAGACAAAGTAGGAGATTACAACGAAAACCTAGCAACAGGCCAAGGTATTTTAATTGGTATATTAGAAAGATTTGGTATAGGTAAGTTGATTCCACAAGCCAAATTGAAAAATATCACTGGGCGAGAGTTGATAGACACCCTTAACAGAACTGGTAACGCACAAGCGGCAAAGGAGATTGCCAAAAGAATTGGTACTGAGGGTGTGACTGAAGTAATCCAAGAAGGTGTCTCTATTGGAGGCGCGGCGGCTAGAGGTGGAGAGTACACACAAAAAGAATTAGAAGATCGTGCAATAGATACTTTTGTTTTAGGTAGCACTAATGCGGGAGTTACGATGGGCGCGGGAAGATTGGTCTTAGGAAAACCCGCCCCTCTGAGCAACCGTCTTGTCCAAGCTACTCTCGCACAGCGTTTAGACTTAATTCAAAAACAGGGCGACCAAAACGGAAATCCTTTTAATTTAAATAGTATTGAAGTCGGGGCTAGGGGCGGTGTAGTAGATTTAATGGACAAAGCTCATGCCGACATCGAAAGAGATATAAAAAATTTAGAATCTGAGTTGAACGAATACTTAAATGCTAATAAAAAAGGTCTTACTTCTCAAGAAAAGGAAGATAGGCGAAAAGTTAAAAAAATGCTTTCTCAAGCTAAAAACAAAACGAAGTCAGTCGTAGGCAAGTCCGATTTTGATCTTATGGTTGATTTAGTAGGCGGCAGTCCAGACGGAAAGCGGCTTGTAAATTTAGTCAGGGAAAGCCAAGAGTACACAAGAATATGGAACGCGGGTCTGAAAGGTGGAGTCTCTAAATTTACTGATAATCTTAGCCCTTTGCCCCAAGGTAATTTATACAGTGGACAAGCGTCACTCACGAATGCTGTACGCGGATTAACTTTTGCAGGTGTAGCGGGAGCAACCGCAGGTCAAGCCATTCCATACCAGATCGCAGGAGTTGTCGCGGGTAGGGGCTTGGACGCACTTACAGGCCGACGTTCCAAAGTAAAAAGGTTTATTAACAGAAACAAAAATAAACAACCGTTTAGTTCAGTAAAGGGAATGAGTGAGACAGACCGAGATATTTTGAAAGCGGCTGTAGCTAAATCAAAGGTAGTAAAAGAATCTAAAGATAAAGCGGATAAGAAAATAACGCAAAGAAGGGCTAAAGCGTTCTACCATTACGAACAGGGAAATCCCCCAACAGGCAAAAGCCCAGAGGGGATATACCAAAGATTTACGGGTATGGATCGTGCGGGTCTTGAGGCTACAATTGCAGAGGCTTTGGCTGATCCTAATTTAAACCCTTCTGTACGCCAAGACTTAGAAAGCCTTGTAGAAAGCATGAAGTACGGAGAGAAAGTTACTGGTTTCTCCGTCCGTCATATTAGGGGTATGGCTGAAAGAAACCCCGACACTGTAGGAAAAAGGGTAATACGTCCAATCGAATCCGAAAATGGACTGCCTTTGGCTATCGCCCAATACGGGGCAGAAAGTCCTGCGATTCTCAGGGGCATAGAGGCCAATAATCAAAGAGTTATAGAATTGATTTCGGCATTAAAAGCCGATAACACCATCAGTAGAGAAGATAAAGAATCTATCAATTATGTTTTGAATGAACTGCTCAAACCCCTAAGTGATCCTGTAAATATGATCGAAACTTTTGAAAAGGGGCTTTTGAATAAAGGTGTTCCCATAAGCGCAATTGACAAGTATGTGGGTAGTTACAAAAATATTGTCATCCAACAACAAGCTAGGAATGACAACCCCCCTACCCCACCAGATTCCCCAATACCACCTAATACACCAGATACACCCCCGACGAACACACCGCCTATTGATCAGACCCCTGTAATTCTAGGGGCAGATGGAACGCCATTGCGGGGGACTCAAGCTGTCGGTGGGCCTCGTCCCAACATTGAACCTCCTGTTGTAGATGACCCTCCGAAACAAGGCGAACTTCCTTTAACACCAAAGCCCATAAAAATGCCCACTCCCAAAGGCGTGAAAAAGGCATTAAAAGCGGCACAAGGGGTTATAAAACAGTTTGCAATTGGTAAAAAGGGAGGACTCTATCAGGATGGTATCGCTACCGTTGAAGAACTAAAAGAACTCGCAGAAGCCTTAAATTTAACGGTCTATATTTCCAAAAGCGTCGAAGAAATGAAAAATACAGATAAACAATACAATTCAAGATATAACCCGAATAGACTAGGTTGGCACCAGATGGAATCTGCACAAAAAGGTGTAATAAACGTGCGTAAAGGAGCAGATGATCTTCAATTTTTAATTACTTTTGCTCACGAAATATCTCATGCTATTGAGCAGAGAAAACTGACGTATAAAAATGATTTCAGTGCGACTTACCCCCGTACATCTATTAAGTCTTCCGCGCACCCAAAAGCAAGCAGAGCGAAGGACAAAAAACAGTATATTATTGAAAATAGTTGGCGGGAACTGATACAAAAAGAAGTTTCAGAAAACAAGCATTCTTTGATAAAAAATGAGATTGATCGGTTACAAGACGAGCTTGATATCTTCATTTCTCGTAGGCCCGAACTTGGGGAACAAATGGTAAGATCAAGCGGATACCGAAGGTTTTACGAAATGCTTGCGGCATACAATAAAGAAATGAATACACCAATGACACCTTCTGAGCGTGAAAAGATCAAGGCCAAGTACGAAAAAGAAACAGGTTATGGAACTAGCGTATCGACAGGCTACAGGCAGTACAAAAAAAATGCGGCAGAGTTTGCTGTCGATCCTGTTTGGGCTTATCTAGTCAACCCTACGTTTATGAAAGAAAATCTACCTGAAACTTCAAAGGCAATACAACAATTCTTTAACCAAGAAAAGTCGCATTTTCCTGTTTCGTTCCATTCAAACCCTATTGTCACCATTTTAGCTATTGTTATGGCGGGGATTGCCGCAAGAGAGGGATACGACACCGAAGATGAAGAAGAAACCGACCAACCCCCAAGGAATTCGCCAGTACCAGAAAACTTAGGGATACTTTCAGTTTAAAAACACATAAGGAGAGATATGTGCTAAATAAAAAATGTTTGGATTTCATTAAATATTTATCGGCCATAGATGTAATCACGGAAACTAAATTACTCGAAGATTCTGAGCGTACAGAGGTTTTTAAAGACTTACGGGACGAACTCCCACCACCAATGCTATGCCCAACTTGTGTGCGTACACGGACTATTGTGGAGACTATTTTAGATGGGAGAATATCTAATGGATCGCAAAAAAAGAGCAAAAGTGACAAAAGTCCTAACGCACCCAAACAATGCTCGGGCGGGGAACTCAAATTACTTCGTCCGACTAAAACAAACTCCAGAGGGAAGAAAGCAACTAGCGGAATGGGCAAAGCAACCTAAAAAGGTTGGTCGCCCCCTCGGTGTTCCTGACGGGTTTACAAAAGAAACCATTGCTCCAATCAAAGCAAAAGCCCAATCAGACGCTAAAAAGGCAGTAAAAATTATGAGTGAAAAATTTAATATTGAAGATGATTATCAGAAAGAGGCATTGACTACAGCCGTTGAATTAATGCGGATGGAAGGCCAAGCTAGAGAACGTCTTGCGGCGGCTCGTTTGGTTTTGGATTTTACGAAGTCAAAACCCGCTAGTAAGTCGGATGTTTCTATCTCTAAAGCTGAAGATTTCCTTGCCTCTCTATTAGAGGAAGAAGAGAGACATGCACAAAAAACTAGCTCAAGTACGCAAGAAATTACTGAATGAATTTGATTTTTACGCTAAATCAGCTTTAAAAATACGCACTAAAGGAGGAGACATTGCCCCCCTTAACTTAAACCCCGCGCAAATTATTTTAGATAAAGCCGTAAAAGACCAAATTTCAACTGAAGGCAAAGTCAGGGTAATTATATTAAAAGCCCGTCAACAAGGTTTATCTACTTACACGGGGGGCTATCTTTATTTTTCTGTGAGTCAAAGATCGGCGTGTAAAGCTATGGTTATCACACACCATGCCGACTCAACACGCGCTCTCTTTGATATGACCAAAAGGTTTCACGAACATGCTCCCAATATACTCAAGCCGCATACCAAATATTCTTCCAGAAGAGAGATGAACTTTGATGTCCTCGATAGTAGTTATGTAGTAGCAACAGCGGGGGGAGACAGCATTGGGAGGGGAGAAACTTTAAGCCATGTACATGCTTCTGAAATTGCGTTCTGGCAAAAATCAACAGCCTTAGACAACTGGAACGGACTTACTCAAGCAGTCCCAAATTCTAAGGGTACTGCAATATTTGTCGAGTCAACAGCAAATGGCGCAACAGGAATTTTTGCCGATTTATGGCGGGGTGCTGTCGATGGTTCAAATGGTTTTGTTCCTGTTTTCATACCGTGGTTTATTGACCCCGAATATCGTGAAAAAGCCCCTGCTAATTTTGAACGAACCCCAGACGAAACTGCCCTTTCCAAGCTGTACGATTTAGATGATGAACAGCTTATGTTCCGTAGAAGAAAGATTGCCCAAAATGGAATTGATCTTTTTAGGCAGGAGTATCCGAGTGAACCAGATGAAGCGTTTTTAACGACAGGTCGGCCAGTGTTTAATCCAGACCAAATATCTACTCGCTTAAACAATACAAGAGACTTAAAAGAAAGATTAGCCCTAGAATCTGAAGAATGGGTAAATAATGCTAGAGGTGAGCTAAGCACATTTCTACCTCACCAAGAAGGAGAAACTTATTGTATTGGGGCCGATGTAGCAATGGGCTTAGTAGGGCGTGGAGGGGATTATTCTGTAGCGCAAGTTATAGATTCTAAAAAACGACAGGTGGCTGTATGGCGAGGACACGCACACCCAGATTATTTTGCTGAAATCTTGTATGCACTAGGAGTGTATTACAACGAGGCTTTTATAATTGTAGAAAACAACAATCACGGAATACTTACGTGTTCGCGGCTAGGTAAAGATATGGCTTACCCAAATTTTTATACCGAGCAAATAATAGACAAGATCAATGATAGAGAGACAACAAAGTTAGGGTTCACAACATCTAGTAAATCTAAACCACTAATAATCGATCAGTTAAGAGCATCTATGCGTGAAAGCGAAATAGAACTTAACTGCAAAGTGACTTTGCGAGAAATGCTTACCTACATTGTGACAGAGAGTGGATCAATGCAAGCAGAAGCAGGGTGCTTTGATGATTGTGTAATTGCTCTTGCTCTTGCAAACCACATTCACACTGGGGCTTGGACACCAGTGGAATCCACTGAATCTTTTTATGTAGAGATGATATGACTATGGCTAATACTCAAGATTACAAAAAATTATCGGACACAGAGATAGTCGCTCTAATTGATGACAATGTATCCCGATCTGTAGGCTATCACGATAGTGAATTGAGCAGAGAACGAGCTAAAGTCATGGATTATTATAATGGTGACTTACCCAAACCTGTACATGAAGGGAACAGTAAATATGTAAGTTTAGATGTACAGAATTCAGTTGAGGCTATGAAAGCGGCATTGCTAGAAGTATTTTCCGCAGGAAACAAGATAGTGAAGTTTTCGCCACAGAACGCTGATGATGTGAAGATGGCAAATGTCTGTTCAGAGTACACCGACTATGTAGCCCATAGACAAAACGATTTGCACTCTGTTTTTAGCTCAGTTTTGACAGATGGATTGATCGCTAGAGTAGGGATTTGCAAAGTATTTTGGGCGAATCAGACAGAAACAGTTTCCGAGTATTTTGAGTCATTAACCGAGAACGAGTTGGATGTTCTTTTAATTCCCGACAACATAGAACTAGGAGAAACGGAAGAAGATGAACTCGGTTTAATTACAGGTGAAATTAGGGTAACAAGAGACACTAGCCAAGTAATTATTGAGAATATTGCTCCAGAAGAATTTATTATTGAAAATCAAGCAAAGTCTCTTGACTCAATACTCTTTTGCGCCCATCGAACTAAAAAGACGCTCTCTGATTTACGTCTTGACGGCTATAAAGAAGAACTCCTTTCTAAAATTGGAGATCATGGTGATGTTTCATTCGACGCTGATCCAGAAGTTCTGGCTAGACACGACTCTATAAACGACGATAGAGGCGGTAACAAATCGCAAGGCTATCAGGATCAAATACGCTCTGTAATGTGTACTGAAGCGTACATTGAAATAGATATTGAAGGTACAGGCGTTGCAGAACTTTATAAGTGTATTAAGGCAGGCAATGTTTTACTCGATAAAGAAAAAGTGAATCGAAGACCTTTTATTACGTTCACACATCTGCCTACCCCACACGCTTTTTATGGTACTAGCTTTGCCGCCAACTTGATACCAACACAAAACGCTAGAACTGTATTGACACGCTCGATTCTTGACCACGCGATGATAACTAATAATCCTAGATACCAAGTTCTAAAAGGGGGTCTTACCAACCCGAAAGAACTTATTGATAACCGTGTTGGCGGCCTGGTGAACGTAACTCGCGCAGACGCAATAACGCCGATGGTGCAGTCCCCGCTAAACCCGTTTACTTTTCAGTTATTAAATCTCCTTGAATCAGACAAAGAGGAAAACACTGGTGTATCTAAATTATCCCAAGGTTTAGATAAAAATGCACTTTCTAAGCAGAACAGCGCAAGTATGGTTGAGCAACTAGCAACTATGTCTCAACAAAGACAGAAGATAATAGCAAGGAATTTTAGCAATCAGTTTCTAAAACCTTTGTATCAAGAAATTTATCAGCTCTGTATAGAGAATGAGGATCAAGAAAAAATTATCGATATTGGCGGTGAATACGTGAAGATCAAGCCAAGTGATTGGGCTGACAAGCGTGATGTAACAATTGAGTTGTCTTTGGGCTACGGAGAGCAACAAAGAGAAGCCGCTAAATACATGGCAATGCACCAACATTTTGCTAATGATCCTACTTTGCAAAAAATGTACACACCAGATAACCAATATAGGCTTATGACAAAAGTTATGGAGTTAAACGGTGTTAAAAATGTGACTGAATATCTAACTGACCCATCTAAAATGCAACCAGAACAGCCTGATCCTGCACAAGAACTCCAGATTGAACTTATGAAGAAGCAATTAGAAGTTCAAGAGCGTCAGACTGCAATTGGAGAGATGAAAGCACAGATGGATATGCAAAATTCTCAGATGAAACTACAGCTAGAGAAAATGAAAGCTGAAAATAGTTTCGCTATTCAAAGTGACACTGTTGATTTAAAAGAAGCTCAATTAAACCACAAGAAACTAATTGATAGTGCTGAACTTGTCTTAGCTCAACAAGCGGATGAAATAACAGCTATCGCATCTCCAAATGGTTAGTTATGAAGATTTCTTAGCTCAATCAGGACTCACTCAAAAAAAACTACAGCAAATCTCTACAAATACAAAAGATTTAATTAATTTTGAAAAGCCCTACCCAGTAGAAATAAAAAAATCGTCTATTGAAGGGCAAGGGATTTTTGCCACTGAGTTTATAGAATCTGGGCAGATAGTTTGTAGTGCAAGAATTAAAAACATGAGGACTACAGGTGGTCGGTACATTAACCATTCTGGAAATCCAAATGTTTTTCTTAAACAACAAGATGAAAATTTATATTTTGTTGCCTTAGCCGAGATAGAAATTGGCAGTGAATTTACTGTGGACTATCTTGAAAATCTAAAACTCATAAGGAGAGTTTCCATGAACGAAGAAAATTTAATTCAGTTAGGTACAGACTCAGAAATGTTATTGAGTAATGAAGCATTCACAAAAGTAATAGATTTTTTGATGAATTCTTCTGTACAAAATTGGGCGCAAACAGAAGCGCAAGAAAGTGTCAAAAGAGAACAGTTTTACGCGCATTTAAAAGCGTTGACAGACATCGTAGAGACTTTAAAACATCAAGTTTCGGTACGCGATCAGATCAACGAGAAAAATAGTGAAAAAATTATTATTGAGGAGGAGTAAGCACCATGTCTTTAGATAACGTGCAAGATGCTTTAAATCAAATACCTGCACAGCAAAATCTTGATTTAGATGGAGCGGCAGAGAGCATTCTGAGTAACTGGACGGACGCTGATGAAGATCAGCTATCTGAAAAAAGTAACGAAGAGGCGACAGAAGAATCTACTGACGAGACAGAGGTGGAGGAAACTGAAACAGACGAGGACTCTGGCGAAGAAGAGCTTGAATCTGAGAGTGACCCTGACGATGATACTAACGATACTGATGAAGATACTGGAAGTGAAATTACTGAAGACACTTTAGTAGAAATATTAGTTGATGGAGAGTCAAAACAGGCATCTATCAAAGATTTAAAGCGTCTATACGGACAAGAAGCCTCTCTCACAAAAAAGTCTCAGCTAATCTCTAGTCAAAAGAAAGAAGCTAACGAAGCACTACAGAGAGCAGAAGCATCATTACAAGCTATGCTGTCTCGCGCTGAAGAACGATATAAGCCGTATGCTGAAGTTGACATGCTAGTAGCATCGAAACAGATGAATACAGATGAATTTGCGGCTTTACGGGAAGAGGCAAGAGCGGCAGAAAGTGATCTCAAATTTTTACGTGAAGAAGCGTCTTCTTTTTACACGGAAATGCAAGCCAAGCATCAAGAGAAACAGCGTGAGGATGCAAAAGTTTGTGTAGAAGTGTTGAAAAATGATGTGCCAGATTGGAGTACCGATCTTTACGACGAAATTAGACATCATGCAATTAACAATGGCTTACCCGCCGAAGCTGTCAACAACTACACTGACCCGCATGTGATTAAAATACTGCACAAAGCTATGTTGTTTGACAAGAGTAAGGAAGTAGCCAAAGTGAAAAAGTCTAAAGCACCTGCAAAGATACTTCGGAGTAAAAAGGCACCGCCAAATAAAACTGATCAGCGAATCAGCAAGCAGAAAGCGGCGCAAGAAAAGCTCAGAAGTTCAGCTAGTGCAAGTAATGATTTGGATGCTATTGCAGAGGCTTTGATGGCGAACTGGGATACAGACTAGAAAAAATTACTTTTTTTAAATAGGAAAAAATTATGACACAGTTAATTTCATATAACGTAACTGGACAAGCGGAAGACGTTTCCTCAGTGATCTCATCGATCAGCCCGACAGCCACGCCTTTTCAGTCCATGATCAAAAGTCAGAAAGTACATGCTAGGAAATTTGAGTGGTTAGAAGATAGTCTAAGAAGTGCGACAAACACAGCACTTATTGAAGGGGCTGATAGTTCAACTACTGCAATTGGACAGCCTACCTCTCGTGATAATGTAACTCAAATTATCGGAGAATCTTTTAACGTAAGTGCAACGTCTGACGCTATAAAAACTTATGGCCGCGCTCAACAAACTGCCTATGGTCTAGCCAAGACCCTAAAAGTTCTGAAGCTCGATTTAGAAGTTGCGATGTGTGGTGTATCCCAAGCCGCTGTAGCCGGAGATGCGTCAACTGCCCGTAAGATGGCTTCAATTGATCAGATGATGACCACTTCGTTAGATGCAGGTTCAGGTGCAACCGATCCTCTTTCAGAAAGCAAAATACTGGAACTTGGGCAGACTTGTTATACCAACGGTAGCGATGTTTCTGTACTAATGATCAAGCCAAGCGACTCAACTATCATTGCAGGATTTGCTTCTTCGTCAAACAGTAGTGCGAACTACAACCGTGACATTGGACAAAGCAGGACTCTGACAAATGCTATAGATGTGTTAGTGACCAGTTTTGGTAGCTATCGGGTGGTTCTCAATCGAAATCAGACTTCTGACCAAGCGTATTTAATCGACCCATCTATGTTTAAACAAGCTGTGTTACGTCCATTTACTCGGACTCTCCTAGCAAAAACGGGAGATGCGGATTCTCATCAGGTTATCGGGGAATTTTCTGTAATGCACACAAACTTTGGTGACTCAGGGCGCATTACTGGCCTTTCGTAATTAAAGCCTGTTAGAACTGTCGGGGGTACTTCGGAAAGAAGGGTTTTGCTCTCCTTAACTTCTTTTTGTTGTACCCCCACTTTACAATTTTTAAGGAGAAATTTTAATGAAAGGCATTTCGCCACGTTGGTATGACGTACAGAATAATCTTGTAAACAACAAGACTGATGATCTTGTAATACAGAAGGTTCAAGAGATACCAAAATCATTTTTAGATGGTTTGAAAAGAGAAAGAGAAGAATCTTTAAATCACCGAGAAGGCGAGTTTATGCGGGTCGCCTCTGTACCTGTGCAAGTACATGAGCAATGGTTACTAGAGGGATTTAACATGATGGAAGAAACCCCCTCGGCTATCCTCTCAAGACTAAACGCCCAAAACCTAAATGCATTTATTACTACCAAGAAAAAGGTCTAGCTTATGAACAAGGGCAATCTTAGAACTCATTTTAAAGCTGTCCTTAATCGTTCAGATATCACCGACAATTTAGCCGACACTTTTATTGACCAAGGTATTGCGAGAATTCAACGCTCACTCCGCATCCCGACGATGGAAAAAAAGCACACATACACTGTCTCTTCTGCAACATCTCAAGTGATGATTCCAAGCGATTTCTTGGAAGCTATTGATATTTATTTTGATAGTAAAGTTTTAACTAGATTACCGATGAGAGATTTTCAACTTTTATCCAAACAGAATGTAAAAGGTACTCCGTTATATTTCACAAGAGAGCAAGGCAATCTTTTGCTTTATCCATCTCCTAGTAGCGGCAGTTTAATCTTAAATTACTACTCTTCGTATCCAGAAATGCTCACCGACACAGACGAAAATGCTTTAGCTCAAATAGCTTCGGATTTAATTATTTACGCGGGACTAACTTACGCTAGTGATTACTATCTGGATGAAAGGTCTTCCGTTTTTGACACAAAATACAGGCAGTTCATGGTGGAGTTACAAGAGCAAAGTAATGACCAAGAATTAACTGGGACGCTTCAAGTAATTCGTCCTGCTTATCAACTCGACTATTAACAAAAGGAGGCTTTGTGGCTAAATCTTCTTTCTTCTCAGCAACAGGAGCTACTCCTACCAATTATCAGACAATTCAATCAAGCATCGATGCGGCAGAGAGTTATTCGCAACAGGCGCAGAATGCTCTAGCGAGCTTACAGGGCATTGCTCTCCTAAAAGCAAATAATCTTAGCGGTGTTGCAGACGTAAGTGCGTCAAGGACGAATCTAGGTCTAGGCAGTGCCGCAACAACTAATGCTACGGATTATCTGGGTATCTCACAGAACATCAACGGCGGTAATTTTTAAAAATTTATTGAGGATAAAGTAATGGCACAAACGATTCAAATCAAACGCAGTAGCACTACGGAAGCGCCTAGTACTTTGGCATCAGGCGAGTTAGCGTATTCAACGAAATCAGGCGTACAAAAACTGTACTACGGGGACGGTTCTGACGTTTTGGCGATTGGTGGAAAGTCGTACACCGATAAACTAGATACGATTGACACAAGCGCGAACAACTATACACTACCCACGGCAACATCAAGTGCTATTGGAGGCGTGAAAATTGGGTACACCGAAGATGGTAAGAATTACCCAGTGGAACTGTCTTCTGAGCAGATGTACGTCAATGTACCGTGGACTGATACGGATACTGTCTACACACTGCCCACGGCCACAACAACGGCATTGGGCGGTATCGAGCTTTTTAATGACACAACACAACCTGTCGCCGCAAACTCTGTAACGACAACAGCAAGCCGAACTTACGGTATTCAATTAAACGCCGCCGGACAAGCCGTTGTTAACGTACCTTGGTCGGAGGGCG